GTTTCATGGCTTCAGCCAGTTTCTTGCCTTTGTCGGCCTGATTGAATTCCTTAGCCACTTTGACCGGCACGCCTACTTTCTTGGCGAACTTGGGGTCATGTGCAGCCGCCGCCATCATGCGGGCTTGAGCGGGTGAGTGGCTAGGCATTATTTCAAGAACCGAAGTTTGTAGAGGGTCGAATCAATCTGATCCGCGATCTCATCCACAATGTTCTGAAGCTGACTCTCGCTTGGCAAATCCTTGCGGATATCGTCAACGAAGTCTTTTATCTGCGTCAAATACTTGACCGGATCAGTCGCTAAGTGAAAATCTTTGGGGTAGCTCGAGATGATGTCATAACACCCCTGAAAAGCTTCAGCCCACTTGTCTGCAAGCTCCACGATTGCATCGTAATACTCACCCAATGCCATGTGTTGAGCGAATGATTTAGTCTGCAAGTGCATGAAGTGCGTGACCGTTGCGCTGTGAAAAAGTACGCTAACAAACGCCGCAGCACTTTCGTTATATTTCGACATTTTTCACCCTTTTTCAGCAATTTCACAATGATATTCTGAATTTATCAGAGGGTCAAGCACGCAATTTGACCATTTGAGCAATCATAATTTCGACCGTATCTTTGACCCCTTGCTTGTCTCGGACGATTGCCCTGCACCCCGTCCATTGCAGCGCAAACTTTTGTTGATCTTCCGTCTCCTTCCCTTTCGGCCCTTTGACTTCGACCAACCAAGTAACGCCCCCAAACGCGACCAACAGGTCAGGAACGCCTCTACCCATAGGTGCAAGCGATAGCACAGCACATCCACGCATTTTGAATTCAGTAACGATTTCCACATGATTCGCATCGACTTTGGCAGCGCGTCTCAATTTGATGCCTTCTCGATTGCTTTAGCTGCTTCAATCTCGGCTATGACTTCAGGCCCCGTCTCAATGATGATCCGCATATCCTTGACCAATAGTTCCATGCAAACGCCCTCTGCAAGTTCTGTTTCTGTGTAATTGCTCTTAGCCTGCCCAAACGTGAGGAAGGCTGTGCATATCTCATGCAGGATGGCTAAAGCTTTTTGCTCAATTGGCTTTGAAAATTGGCACATAGTTCCTCCGTCTGTTGTAACAACTGTTGCTCTGTCCCATACCGCTGCTCAAAAGCCTTGCGCCACGGGTGTCGGCTCACATACTCAGGACTATTGCGACCGCTACGATGATGGGTTGGACACAAACAGATCACAAACATTTCACCCTTGCGACGACTGCCACTCAGAACGTGGTGGATATCCCCGTCGGAGCGCGTTTCGTGAAACAACCGGCACACAATGCAACCCAAGTCTCTGACCTTTGCGTGCCATTCCTGTTCAAGTTTTGTCAAGACTCACCCCTGCGTGATGACTTGCTGCCATCAGCCAATCGAGCCATTCCGCGAAACGCGCCTTGTTGTATTTGCTTGTGCGCCTGCCTAGCATTACAACGCCCCCGTAAAGCCCCATAGCAAGCCGTGGCGCGGTTTCGCCCTCAAACGCTGCTGTCAGTACGTCTTTCCACTCCTCGGCGCTCATGCGCGTTTTTGAGCCGTTTATGAACCACATTTTTTGCCTAGACCACGCTTCCAAGATAGGCCATTGCGCCGCGTTTTGGTCGAGGGTGCGGTCATTCATTCATTTACCCCAAATTTGTTTTGGATGGTGGAGTAAACAATTTCCATGCCGTAAGCGACATCACGATCTCTAACGCTTCCTTGATACCGTCTATCGATTCGATCTTTAAAATCACCGAGACACTCTTTTACAATCAACTCGGCAAATCTTTCCAACATTTTGTCTCTGCCGTACGCTAAATCAGATGGCACAAAACCAGTTCTTTTAATAAGTTGTTTAATTCGTTCAGTATTCATAGTTCACCGTTGTCCTGTTTACTTGCAGCACTTTTGCGCCGTTGCGTAGATGGAAGTCCCTCGCCATGTCCGTCTTGGGCGACATAGTGATGATTCGATACCTGCTATTTTTCCTGGCCAACGCCCTCACCAATTTTTGACCGCATCCTTTCTTGTAAGACCAAATCGAATACAGGATGATTTTTTCATCCGTATTTTCGCATTGATTAAATTTGAACAGTTCACGTTCAGTCGTTGGAATTCTGTATTTGCGTGCAAAGCAAACAACAGCACCTATCTGCCCATTTTCTAACCACATATATACGTAACGCCCATAACTTAGTTTGCGAAAAATGCTGATATTTGGGCGTACTGGGTCATCAAGCAAAATTTCGGAAGGTTCAAGTAATTGGACTAGCATCCGTTCTTCTCCCGCAATTTGGCTTCAACGTCTTCCATCAATTGATGTGACTCAGGTTTCGCCAAGCACTCGCAAGGATCAGCGCTCACCAAACAATTGTTCTTGTCCTCCTCCGTCAGCCCAACCCATGTGCGCTGTGGTGGAGTGGCTTTCATCCCATGTAACGCCATATCTTTTGCATAGCCAATCATATGCATCACCACTTCTCGCTGATGTTCTGTTATTGCCTCGCCTTCTTCAAGGCTTCTCGCCAAAAATGCGCCATCAGCAACAATAATTTCAAACAATCGTTTCCATCCGCAAGGAAATGGACACGCCACAGGCTTTTGCTCCGGCTGTTCAGATGCCGTCAGTGTGTTGTTGACAACGCGCCATTTCCTTCCGCAAGAACAGTCAATACCATTCAACACAAATTCCGGCTGTGCCAAGACTTCTTTGATGGCGAGGATGGCTTCAAGTCTGCGGTGCTTGGCAATGTGTTCCTTTGGTTCTTCCAACGCCTCAAGCGCCAGCTTCAGTGCTTCGCGCTCGTTCATTTCCGCACCCATACGCGGCACATACGACCTGACGCGCCTTTCTTCTTGCCATCGGTATAAACCAAGTCCATACGTTCCAACTCGCTCATGCGCCTTGCCACGGCGTTGTGGTCAAGGTCAGTTCTGTCGGCAATGTCGTAGATCGTGCCGGGTGTCTCTAGCGCCATCCAAATAGTCAGGTGGTGCTTTGCAGCCATATCTTTAGCCTGATCCGCAGCCGCGTGGCTGGTATCAGGATCGGTGTTACGCACACGGGGAAACTGCAAGTTCGGGAAGAATCTATCTAGCATCATTTTTTTATCCATTCGTAAAAAAGATTATTTTCTGTTGCCCTCACTTCTACTACTTCAAACTCAGCAGAAAAAGCCCTCACAATTTCGGCTGATTCGGGCATAGCTGCTGCCCGTTCTTCTCGCGTCATTCCTTGCACGCGCACTGCTGTTGCAACTCTTTCTTGCCACGTTACGCGGCCCGTAACCGCAGGCGATACTGCGTCATGTCCTCGCCCGGTCTTGCCGGTACTCCTACTTTCCTGCCGTGTTCCATTGTCAGTTGATCGCTTGTCCACCAGTTCACCACTTTCGGTTCAGGCATTGAAATTTCATCGTCAAATCTCTCGCCGTTAAGCCAGCTTGCAGGGTGTGGGATGTATTGCTTGTCTCTCCCTTCAGCAGTCCACATCCGCACATGATCATCAATCACCTGTAGTGCTTTCTGTTGCTGCTCGGCAGTAAGGCGTGCATAGGCTTTCTGTGCGTCTTTGCGGGCTACTTTTTTGGGGTACTTGCTGTAGAAATCGTCGAACATTTTTTAGCCTCCATCTCTCTTATGTCCATTGCTGCATCTGCTACGCCGTGCCAATCTTGTTGGCGCACCTTTAACAACAGATATTGAACCATTAATTCTTTGTCAGTCATCGTTGCTCCTTATGCAAACAAAAGTTGTTGAGTAGCCACCACACCACCTGCATCGTATTTTTTTGTTTCGCCTTTGGGATATGGTTCTACTTCATATTTGAGATCGTTTAGCATCTGACGTTTTTGGTATTTGTTGCCACAGAAGAAAATGTATCGATGTTTGCGTGATCGTTCTTCCATGTAAAAATCATTGCCAAACTTTGCTTTCAACCAAGCTACTCTGTCTTCTTGTCCCTTTGCCATATCGTTAATGGTTTGATTGTGCAAATGCTCCATGCCACGAATTTTGTAATCTTGTTTTTTTACACTCAAACCTGTGTAAACAAAGTTTGTCGCTTGGTAGATATAGCCCACATGACCCATTGCTAAGTCAGCATAACTAACAACAATGGTTGGGTGCGGAAGATGCTTAAGCGAATTTGCAACAAGGAAACTCGCATAATTTTTTCCTTCATTGCATACGAGTCGGTTCAATTCCAAGACGTTGTTCTTCCATTGATCGCCACATATTCCGCTACGCAAAGGAGAGGATGATGGAACGCCATAAGTCACTACGCCAACAAGATCAGGGGCAAACAATCCAAACGCATAAGAGATTGGAGGCATCCTTCGTGCGTAATGCTTTTGCAGTAACCAAGGACTAACTTCTTGTGGTTTGAGAGACAATATCTTCATTCTTTTCCTAGTAGTATCTATCTGCTCTTTGGTGGGCGCACGTAGCCTTAGCCAGTACGCCCTTTAGTCTGCTCTCCGGAGCCGCGACACGCGACAGTCTTTCGGTCAGAGGCACTATCTTCGCCACCTCTCTGCGTGCTGTTGCAGACCTTAGCCACCAGTAGCACTTTCCAATCGCATCGCTGTTGCTCTCATTGCCCAATGCGGTGTAGCCCAAAAGAAAAACCCACCTACGGCTGGGCTTCAGACCTCGACGGAAGTGAGCAGACTCTACCAACGCTCTCGAACGACGAAGCCCATGCGTAGATGGGTTTATTCGCAGAGTCATTTCACGCTTCCGGCGTGGCCCGATCTTTCTCTCGGACACAAATAGAATGACACGTCTAAATCAGCGTGTCAACTACTGCTGCGGAACAATCTCTGCGACCAGTTCCTCAATGGGCACGTAGTCCGCAGGATTGACCTTCAGAGCGCCGCCGGTAATGACCTCCAGCTTGTACGCTATGCCCTCGGGAATCTGCTTGCGCTTGACCCATTGGCTGATCGCCTGCGATGTAATGCCTAGCGCCTCTGCCAGCTTCCTACGGCTTCCAAAGTGCTGTTCTGCTTGCTGAACGTTCATTACTATGCTCCTGTAAGTTAACTTGCAAAGCAAAGTATAGGCTATATTCGGTAAGTTAACTTGACAATATAAGTGGTTAACATTTCTTTACAATTTTCCTTTGCAACTTTTGTATCAAAACCGATAACTGTGTAAAGTCCGTTTTGCAGTAATTGACAACAACAAGGAGACACAAATGCAAACCACCTACAGCAACCCGATAGCAAACTTTCTAACCACAGGTAAGAAAGATTCCAAAGGTCGTGAAATTGGATACGTCGTTGTGTTCTGCGACAACGGCACAGACTTTCGCACTTATGTGCAAAACACTCGTCGAGTGAATGGTAAGTGGCAAGAGTTTGGTGTGCAACAACTCAGCAAATCATTTGCTAGTCAAGATGCCGCTACGTTGTGGGCATACAAAACAGCAAAAGAACGTATCGCTAAAGTGCAAGCTAACTAATTGACAACAACAGGAGACACAAATGAACCTCTGCAAAAATTGCGCTCACTACAAGAAAAACGCCGACAACATTGAAGCGTCCGAATGCACACGCAAACCGCAGTTCTCACCCATTAGCGGGCACGTCTTGCCGACGTTCTGCAACCTTGAGCGTGCAGCATGGGGAACGTGCAAACCCGAGGGCGTTCACTTCAAGCCGCGTGAACTCACGATGACTGAATCGGAACTAGATCACGAGTGGGCGCGACGCATGAGCCGTGGCGAATACGACTACGACATTTTCTGCCGTCGATTGGTGGCTGGATCATGATCGGGGATCGCGCAGTGGCTATCGGTTTCACACTAATTTTCATACTTATCATTACGGGGGTACTAGCATGAACAAATCCGAATCCATCACTAACTTGGCCACCGCGCTTGCAATGGCGCAGATGAACATCAAGGGCGCAGTTAAAGACAGCGCCAATCCATTCTTCAAATCCAAATACGCTGACCTGTCGTCGGTGGTTGAGGCCATTCGTCCTGCGTTTGGTCAATGCGGACTGAGCTACATTCAGCGGATAGAGCCATCCGACAGGGACGAAGTGCGGGTCGAAACGATTTTGCTGCACGCATCCGGTGAGTGGCTGTCTTGCGGTGTGCTGAACCTGCCGGTCAGCAAGGCCGATGCCCAAGGTTACGGTAGTGCTTTGACTTATGCCCGCAGGTATAGCCTTGCCGCTGCCGCTGGTGTTGCGCCGGAAAATGAGGACGACGATGGCAATGCGGCCACCAAATCCGCGCCCAAGTCGATAGCTGTTTCGGTGTGGGACACCATGCCTGCCGACGAACAAAAATTCTTGTCTGACATTGCGGAGGAAGTAATTGCTCAAATCAATCTGAACGATATTGAAAGTGCAAAAAAATACATAGACGATCAAAACCTTGATGCTGACGAAAAAACGGCATTGTGGTCACGGTTTGATTCCAAACAACGCGCAGCATTGAAGAAAGGCTAATCATGGCTTACATACCGAAACCCGGCTCATTCACTCTGTTTAAGAACGCCAAAAAAGAAACCGACAATCATCCCGACTACCGGGGAGATGGTCTTGATCTGATGGGCGAACCTGTGTGGGTATCAGCTTGGATTCGTGAGGGCGCAAAGGGCAAGTTTATGTCTTGCAGTATGCAGCACAAGAACAAGGATCAGCCCAAGCCTAAGAAAACCGCAGGCGACTTGTCCAACATGGATGACGACATTCCTTTTTGATAGGTGAAAACATGAACAAACTCAATGAAATGTGGAAAGCGCTAGAGAAGCATCAGCCGATAGCTGACAGGTTAGGCTACGGTCAAGAGTGGAAGCAAATGTGTGTAGAGCGCACGGAAGATGCGTGTCGCACGGCTCGTGATGCTGCTCGTGCTGCTCGTGCTGCTCGTGATGCTGTTTATCATGCTGCTTGGGATTCTGCTCGTGATGCTGCTCGTGATGCTCGTGATGCTGCTTATGATGCTGCTTGGGATGCTGCTCTTAGTGCTGCTCGTGATGCTGCTCATGCTGCTCGTGCTGCTCGTGATGCTGTTTATGCTGCTCGTGCTGCTTATGTTGTCAAAAATTTAAACCAAGGAGAACAACCATGAGCATTGAAGAACTTAGGGCAGCAATGAAAGCACGGGACGAAGCAGCATGGGCACATTCGATTAGATACCGGCATGGTGATGATGTTTGGGTTTGCACAATGACACGCGAGGACAGCTGCGACTGATCAACGGGGGAAAGCTGCGGCAAGTACCCTATAAAGGCACACTATGGATGAAGAAGCCCAAACTGTAGCTTGCACTCAATTACTAGCAAACGTTGTTTCGCTTGCAGTACTTGATGCTTGCTTGAAGCCCGTCAAACGCAACGATTCAGCGAGGCACAAAGTTTCCGTTGCTCAAGACAAAGCAATGGATGCAATGATGTTTCTTATGGAAGGAGCAAAAAATTACGTCGAAATGATCGGCATGGAAGGCGAGCGATTCAAAAAGCAACTGATCAAAGCCATGTATGACGATTCACAAAACTATTTCACGCATCACATTACAACAGAGCAACGCCGTAACTTTCGATTCAATCTTTACTTTTGGCAAAACAATCCCGCACGACGCAGATTTTTACCGGAGGAAGAAGAATGAGACTAGCTGACGCAATCAACTGGATGATGACTTACGACGCACTACAGCCTGACCTGATACCCGTCGATAATTGGAGGCCACAAGACCCGCGACGCTACGATGAGAAAAGAAAAGAGTGCATCAAGTACCTGCGGGAAAGGAATCTTTACATCCTCGATGGCAAGTTCACTCCTACGAAGTCAAGCCACACCGACATAACCGTAATCTTTAACCGCGCCCGCCAGCAGCAGGGTGAAACTTTGATACAGGTGGCAAAATGAAAATGCTTTGCTTTGCAGTTGTAATCCTTAGCGGCTGTGCATCGCTTCAGCCCACAGCAAGCACTACTGTTCCCGAGGCTATCTCTAGCTTGCAAGTCGAAAAAGAAGTGCCGCCGCTGTCCAGGCTTGAGGTCATCAATGGCATTGGCGAGTGCGAGAAAGCCGGTATGCGCCCTGTGGTCATCAGCACGAAGCGCAAAGTCAACAATCAGTTAGTTCCGAGTGTGGTGGATGTAACGTGCCTGCCCAAGCTCTGAAACCCCGCGCCCGTCAGATCATTGCTGCCATGCGTGAAGTCTTAGCGCGTGATATTGAAATGACGGGTGTCAATATTGCCGGAGTCTTGAACGAGGATGCTGGCACTATTGGCAGTTACTTAAACGGCATGGCAAAGGATGGGCTTGTTTCCCGCATGGGGCTACGTCTGCAATACAACGGACGAACCCGCACCAAGCACATGATGTGGAAACTCAATCACAAACTGATTCGAAAGCTAGAAAATGAGAAAACAGAGACGCTGGAGGCTGAAGGAACACCCGGCACAATGCACGAAATGCCAAGAGATGAAGCCGCCGACAGAGTTCAACTTGACCGAATACAAAACGCTCTCGTCCTGGTGCAAAGAGTGCCACCGCGTGCTGTGCCGTGAGCGTTACCATTTAACAAAGGGGGGAAAATGATCTTTTGGGGCGGCTTGTTTATGATTGCAGTATCGTTTGCCGTGTTTGTGATGTTTGTTGATCCGATCAATGACAAACGGGCATGGTTAGAGGATGCTTGCGCTGCTGTAATGATGATGGGACTAGGAATTGCCATCATTGGAGCGCTTATTTGGATTGGACGGTTTATATGAAAGACTATTCAGAAAGCATCTTGGAAGTCGATAGGCTTCGCAAGGAAATTCACCACGCTGCACTAGGTAAGCAATGGTGGAAAGCCTCTGCTCTAACCAATGATCTGTTGGTGGCAGTATCCGAACTAAAAGTAGAATTCCACGAACGGCAAAAGGATCAAAATGGAAAACTATGAACGCTGCAAAGTGTGTGACGTTGCTTTCAAGACCGGCGATAAGGTCATGTGGTGCAAAATCAATTCATGCCCCGAAACTGAACAGCGGGTTATGAGTGAACAGCAATACCGTTGGGTTATGAAGAAAAAAGCCGCGCTTCATCAGTTCGACGCTTGACCAACCCTGGCAGGACTTTGCCCCCTGCCTTGGTGAACTTCATGAACTCAGCCGCAGCCGCTTGGTAATCCCTCCGCAAAACCTTCTGACGGAGGGTGCTGCGCTGTAGTGTTCCCAAACCAAGATTGAAAGCAAAACTAACGAGAGCATCGAATTTACTTTGGGCAAGCTCGCCGCAATACTGGGTAACGCCGCGCTCAAATCGAGCCAAATCGCTTGCAAGAATTGCATCAACTTCCTCCTTGCTCCACACCCGATTGTCGTCGGGATGTAAGTCTACTTTCAGCCGGTCAGCCATTGTCAGCTTTGCGTGGTCGGGATACATGACGTGCCCGATTCCGATAGTCCATAGGTTCGCAGGGCAACGGTAAGGCTTGTAACGCACGCCCTCATGATGTGCAATCATCTTGATGCACAGCGGTGACACCTTCATCGCTTGAATGCCTGCCCGCCGAAGTAGAAAGCAATGATGCTACTGAAGATGATCTGTGAGTCATCGTCCCATAAGTTGTTCAGCGCCACGTCAAACGCCACGCCCGTTTTGAAGGCATACAGGAAGCCAAATACATCTACAAACACCAACAGCAGAAACATACCGTAGGCGATGCCAGGACGCACCATAGCGCGTGCGTTGACCACCCATTGACTAGCACCCTTGGCGCTGTCCGTGTCGTGCTGTAGGAGGGCGATTTTCTCGGTTACAGCGACTTGTTGAGACTGAACGGCTAACTCCTCAGTCCGGCTTTGCGCTTGCACCTTGATCTGCTCGGTCTTGATTTCCTCAATTTGCTTCTCAAGCTCAAAACCGGCTTTCTTTAGCTCCAGTTCCCGTTCGATCTGCATCTGCGCCAAGGCGATCTCGTGCTTCTTGTCGGCTCGATCTTGGAAAAACGACAGGATAGACGGCAAGCCACCCATCAAGAATGAAATTGAACTTGAGATAAGAGATAGCATTTCAGCCTCTAAAGTAGATTGCAACGAATACGATGATGCCGCCAATGCCGAGGAATACAAAGATTCCCGCAGTCATCAAGGCTTGCTCAAATTCTTCTTTTTTCCTTGCAGCGCGGTCTTTCGCTAACCTAGCCTTGCGGATTTTCTCTCTAGCTGCTTCGTCTTGCTCGCCGCTAATCCTGTTTCGTTCCTTGCACAATTCTTCGTATAGCCCACCCGGGCCAGCTTCGCCCTGCATACTGAATAAATTTTTCAGCTCTTGCTCCATCTCCCTAGCCTGCTTTCGTTGCATGACCAGGGTGAATGCTTGGCTTAATACAGACTCAACTGCCGCAGCTTCTTTTGGATCATCAGGCTTTGGGGCTAACTTAGCCGCCTCAACCTCTTTTACAGCTTTTTCTATCTGACCTTGGGCGGTAAAGAATTGGGAAAGTTCTCCGTAGCAATCACGGATTTCCTTGCCCATGTTGATCGCCTCTTTGACAAAGGCGACCGAAGTCTTAGCTACGGCAAACGCTGCTCCAATAGTAACGGGGTCGATCATTTTGCATAAATCCTCGCTCTTTCTTCCATTAACTTAACGCGAACTTGCAAATCGTGAAT